TGTAGACGAGGTCCACGCCCTTGGGCATGTTGTCGTTGTACATCGCCATGCCCTTGAGATAGTGACCATCGCCAACGGCGATACGCACCTGGGCATAGTTCGACTTCCCGAGCGAGACGTCCTTGACTCCACGACGAACGTAGATCACACCGTCAGCGTCGGTTCCGCCTTCTTCCGCGTAACGGACCTTCACACGATCTGGACTGATCGAGATGGGAGGCTGTATGGCTTCGTAGGTGCGGCCCTTGTCGCTGGAGCGAACACGAATCTGATGGAGTTCGCCTCGTTGGATAGCCTCGTTGGTTTCCTTCCACGAGGTACCAGGAGGAGTAAGCACCTTGTACGTGGTGAACTTACCGGTTCCCAGCTGCTCCACCTTGACATACTGGGTCTTGTAACCCTCACTCTCGAGGAGGCGACGGGCATCCCGCAGCTTCTCGTGACTGATGTTCAGATGAAGTTCGACACCCTTCCCGATGTCGACGTACTTGTGCTTGCCGACATGCTCCTCCAGCATCGCAACTGTGGAGGAGAGGATGTTCGCCCTGTCTTCGGCGCCTTCCTTGAGGTAGTTCCCCACGGTGGTGTCCGGGATCCCCATCCTCTTACCGATGGCGACGTTGGAAAGTCCTCTCTCATATTTGAGTTTACGGACTTGCGCGATGTCTGCAGCCTTCTTGGCTTCCTTGGCCTGCGAGATCGTGGTACGGAGCTCGGACTGCGTCATGCCGAAACTCTCGGCGATGGCCTTGTCCTTGAGGCCCTGGCGCCTGAGATCCTTCATGATGGCCTGGAATGCGCCAGCCCTTTCTTCGGGCGTCTCGCTCGCTTCCCAGGGGTACTTCTGCGAATCTTCTTCGCCGGACCCATACGGATACCGTCCGGAACGACGACGGATGCCGTAGTGCTTGATGGCGTTGCGCTCTTCTTCGTCGATAATCAAGCCTAGGCTCCCATCTTGCGTTCGACGATGGTGTTGATCGTACGGATTCGGTCGTAGACCCACGCCAAATACCCTTGGTCAAGATCGCAGAATTCCGGCTCTTCATGCTGGTAGATGCGAAGCTGACCTTGGATCTCGAACGGCTTGATCTCGTACTCGAGACAGAACAGACCAGCATAGACGTACAGCTGGTCGAACGATGCTTTGCTGACGCCTGTCTTCAGATCATGGATCCGAAGGAACATCTCTTCGACGTCAAACGAGATGGCATCCGTAGTGCCGTAGCAGTACATCGAGTACATGAGCATCTGCTCGGGTACCATCTCGTATTTGATCGCATCGTTCACGTATCGCGCGATGACCGGGTAACGGCCGTCCAAGGCGAGGGTGATACCGTCTGCGATGTTTCCAGCAGCCAGGTTATGAAGCCTGGTACCCCGTGCAGCTGCCTGAGAGTTCTCCAGACGAGCCAGAAGTTTCTCTTCGGAGTCGTTCAGCCAGTGGTAGTTCGAGGGGCTCAGAACGGCGTGTGTGCCCTCAAGCCTCGGATGATCATGCCACTCCATGGAAAGCTCTGGTGAGAGCATCGAGGACTTCCTGTTCGTTCGAAGGGTCGATGAACGACGCGAAAGACATACGATCCAACAGATCGACGTAGTACGCCTGATTCGGTTGGATCGCAGCATTCGCTTTGGCTTTGACTTCGAGCATGGCCCACCGGTTCCCATAAAGAATCAGGAGATCCGGCACACCCTGCAAGTAGCCCGGGTCATTTTTGAGGATGAAGCAGCCGGGGAACAAGCGCTCGAGTTTTGCTATGAGCGTCTTCTGGTAGTCCCTCTCCAGCACGCTTCCCTCCTGTCCCGTTGAAAACCAAAGGCGTATCCTGTCCCTTCTATCATAGGGCGTGTTTTTGCGTTGATGTAATATCTGTGCCCACCACACGGAACCTTTGGAGGAGAGGCCACACATAGTTCTGTGTCATCACAGATATGGCTATCTCGCGGTCGAACACACCAAGGGTCGTTGCTGCCTCCCATGACGATCTGAAGACGATTCCGTTTTCGATGATCTCGACAGGACGCGGAATGCTAGGCGAGTCCTGTTGGAACTGAAGGAAATACTTTACTGCGAACCAGCGGGGGCGCCACATGAGGTTGTGGACGTGGTTGTTGAAGCGGTTCCCATCGAGATTGATGGGAGTGTCGAACGCCGTGAAACGCTCGGAGTCCGGCTTGGGTATGAACGCGTTCGCCACCAACAGAGGAAGCGAGCGCTTGTACAGGGTCCGGTTCTTGGTGAGCCCGACGTGAACCACTCCACCTTGGTTCGCCAGCCTACTCATCAAGTACCCGGTGTCATCGTTGCGAACCAGTCCGGTGTCACTCACCGAATACCCTGGGAACTCCTCAATCGCAATCCACTGACCTAGCATGTGCCCCACCCGATCACTTTCTTGGTTGTGCTTGGTGCTTGGTTCTTGGTCCGAACCCTTGAAACGGACATCTTGCGACAGTTTGCAAGAAGTTGGACCCTGCTCGTCGTTTTGCCACTTTTTTTTGGGAGTTACTCTTACAGCGTTATTCCCAGTATCTGTGAGGCTCTTTTTTCTTTCTCACATTAACTTACTAAAATAAATGGCAAAACGACGAGTGACAAGTAGTGCAACGCTCTGACCTGCGAAGTCGAAAATTCTGATTCCGACATTTGGGTGAAAACTAGGTTGCCATTTCTTTTTCAAAAGTGACGAGTAGGTGGCAAATCGAGTTCAAAAGTGACGAGTGAACGAGGGACCGGTCGCCAGTTTGTACTATTAGCACAGTTGGCGCCGATCGCCCCATTCACCCGAACAGCCCTATTCCCCGATCTCGCTTGCCACTTTTTGCCAGCAACTTGCCACTGATCTGCCACTTTTGAAGAAGGAAATGGCAAGCAGTACAATTACGCTGTGAGCGTAATCTCCTTGAATTTCTTCACGAATTTGACTTCGTTGAAGCTGTGTTTGTTCACCAACGCCTTCTTCACCGCGTGTTCAATGGCGACGTCCGCCATCAACACATAGTAACGGAGGGTAGTGAACGAAGTGTTCAACCGGTCGATGCGACCATGCGCCTGATGGAAGACTCTGTACGAGTACGTAAGCGAGTAGAACATCGTCGCGTTGGTCTCGATACAGTTCCAGCCTTCCGAGCCCGAAGTGTACTGAACGAGGTACACCCACTGGTCGGTCTTCGGGATCTCTTCGTGCTTGTGGCCGTTCCACTCCGCCACTGTGAAGTCTTTCGACAATGTGCGAAGCGCTTCCAGCTCATAGTCGAAGTTGTAGAACACGATGAGCTTGGGATGCTTGACGAGTTTCTCACGGACCTTCTCGAGACGCGACGGATGCGAGTACACGACCTTGCGCATGACGTAGAAGAACTCCGCGAGGCTCTTGATCGGTCTGTCCTCATACGGGTTCCAGCGGTCCTTGATGACTCTGTCGAGCAATGCCTGGTCGAACTCCACCTCGATCTCTTGCGTGACTCTGGTGGTGTGCCTCTCGTACGGCATGTGGACCAGGAGGCTGTTACGGAGCTTCTGAAGCTTGACCGTGTTGATGTACTTCTCGATCTTCGGGAACTTCGTGTAGCTGCTGTACACGACGTGATCCCGAATGAACTCTGTCCGGTTCTTGTAAAAGCCGTTGGCGATGAAGACAGGGACGTAGTCCATCCATGTATCACCAGGTGTGGCACTGAGCAGGATCCAGCGATTGTTGTTCTGAGTCTTCGCTATGAACTGGAAAGCCTTTGCCCAGGCACCACTACCTACGAGGCGCTGTTCGTCGAAGATGAAGAAGGCTCCGCGGACGTTCTTGTACTTGGCGATGTTGTTCCACGAGTCAACGCGAAGAACTCCCTGGCTTTCAGGGGTCCTCTCGTATCCTACGCCGAACCTTGCGAACTCCACTTCCCAATCCATGGAGTCCCTCTTCTTCGCCGTCGTGATCACATAGACGTCACGCGGAGCTTCCTTCTGAACGTAATACGCCGCCGCGGTTAGCGACTTACCAGTCCCGACCCCACCCCAGAGAATTTTGCCGTTCGAGAGGTTCTTGACGGCTTCCCGTTGGTGCGGGTAGAGACTAATGACCATGACTGACTACTCCTCATCGCGGATCTTCCAGAAGTTCGGGGCGACGAACACGGGCTCGTTCTCGTCGTCGTTCTCTTCGTTGGAAGCAGCGTTCACGGACTTGTCAGTCTGCTCCGGGTTGTTCGGGGTACTCGTGGTGTCCTCCTCTGATATGAGCGTCCCTCTGACGGTGACGATCATGTCTCCGTTGAACTTCTCACCGACGTTGACCTCGGCGACAGCCGCGTTGGGGTACTTCTCGGCGAACTCCTTCCCGAGTTCCTGGATGATGTCTGCCGAGGTCATTCCGTCGAGGAGGTCCTCCACCGTGATGGTCTTGGTGAGAACAACGCCCTGGTACTTCTCCGCGATCTCCACGACGTCGAGGTAGGACAGTTCCTCCTGCCGTGCGTTGACGATCTCCGAAGTCGGGACGATGCCCCTGTAGAACTCCAGCTGAGCCGTCGCCAGATCCGCGGGAATGTGCTCGGTGGTCTTGTGCTCCATGACCATGTTGTCGAGCTTGCCGGTCTCCTGGAAGCGGATCGCCTCATCGACGATCTCCGGGCCTACGGACAAGCCCTTGAAGGACGACAGCACCGACCC